GCCGAAATCTCTGGCGGCATGTCAGGCTCTTCGGATGGGTCGAGTTCAAAGATGCGGCGACCGGAGCGCATGATGACATCCATCAACCAGCTGGCAGCAGCACGGCACTTGATGTCGGTGATGCGCATGAAGATGTCTGAGCCGCCTGTCTTGGCGATCTCCATCTCTTTCTCTGGGTCGTAGACGCCGCGGCGCTGGCGCTCGCACTTGAGCAAGCGTTCGGTCAGTTCAGTACGGTTGAACTTGGCGCGCTCCCAGCATTCGCTGATGTGGCGAGACAGGTCGCTTTCGTACTTGATGAGCGGGTCATCTTTTTGTTTGATCTTGGCGTCGATCTCGATGACCGGCATATTGGTGGGTATAGCAATCGCGTTCATGTCCAACCTTTAGTGGATTGGTTCACGACGCTCCTGGCTCTGACAGGCGACAAGCCGTTGCGGACTCGCATGCACAGGTACTGGAGCGCGTCGTGAGGATGGGAAAACTGGTCCTTCACTGGACGGTCCCTGTATCGTGCGGAGCCTGATGTTTTCAGGCGCTCGTAGCGGTAGCGACCATTAAACCCCTTGCGCAGTGTCTGGCAGCTTGGGTCAATGATGAACCCAGGTCCGCCGTCAATCATGCGCGTGAGGAAGTACGCCACCGATTCTCGGCGGGGAATCCAATCATTGGTAGGGGCTGGCTCAGTTGGGATGCCCAGCTCGTAGAGTTCTTGCAAACAAGTGCGCTCATCGGTCTGTGCACGAATCTGGCCAGCAGGGTCGCCTTCACTGAACCGGACGAAGCCGTTGTACTTGTTGGTGAGGATGGGGCGCACCACATCGGATGCGAACTGTCGGATGCCCATGTCTTCGGAGATGATCTCCTCCAAGATCATGAGGCGACCGTTGGGCGTCATCTGCCCGATGATGCAAGCAGGGGTCAGCCCGAAGTCCCAGCCAAGAACGATTGGCAGACCACGCAACGGCTGGAGTGGCTTTTCCGAGACATGCACCCTATCGTTCCACTCGGGGTAGACGGGTTTGCCATCGGACGTTGTGCCATAGTTGCCAACCAAGAACACATTAATCCAGGTGTCGAGCTTGCCGCCGACTTGCTGGAGGTAGTACCCATGCCCTCTCGGGAGGTTGTCAATATTTTCCGCTTCTGGATTGGGCTCATAGACACCTGTCTCTTGGTTCAGGTACAAGCCACCAGGCTGACGGAAAAACTCCCATCCCTTTGGTGTGTCTACCTCTGCGAAGTTGTAGTACCAGTGGTCATCGTCTGGAGGGTTGGTGTCAAGGATGACGCCAGACCAGGACGGACCGCCTTTGAGTTTGGAGGGGAAGCGCCCCACACGCTGGGTGCACATGTCGAACACACCCTTGGCTACCTCTGACGCTTCGTTAATCCACGCCCCTGTCAATTCGAGTGAGCGCAGCTTGCCGGTGTCGGCCTCGGAGTCCAGCGCCAAGAACACCACCTCGAGGTCGAGGCTCGTGCCGTCACCGATGTCGTTGATGATCATTCGGCTGGTGATCGGGGTGTCCCATTTGATTGGGGCGACATTGCCAGGGAACCAGGTCTCCCAAGTCTTGATGGTGGTCGACTTGAGTTCAGGGTAGGTGTTACGGATGATTGCCCAGCGGCTGCGCCGTACGCCGTCGTACCAGGGTTCTTGCTGGAGCGAGCGCATGACGATCTCAACGCAGCATGAGCTGGACTTGCCAGAGCCGACCGGACCCATGAGGCCGCGGACAAAACCGCTGGCGTTGCGAAACTTCGCCGCAACAGGGCCAGGCGGAAAGTAGCTAACCAGACCCTCGTCTGGCACTACCTCGACTGCTGTTGCCTCCGTCATTCAGACTTGGGGAGGTTTGCGTTGAGGTTGAATGTGATGCCACCGGTGCCGGTGTCGAGCTTCACATCCGACAAGCTGGGCAGGGATTTATCCAACAGGATTTTCGCCGCCTTGATCTGGGAGTCGGACATCGACTTTGCGCCGGTCACATGGTTGTGCAAGGCACGGATGTAGTACGCCGCCTGAATCTTGGCGCGTG